TAGCCATCGCCAGCCGGGCCCAGCAGGAGGCCACGCTCTGGGACATGGCCGTCGGCACCTGGGTTCCGGTCCCTGGCGATGTGGGGCCGCCCCCGAAGTCGGAGGAGGCCACCATCGCTTACCAGCGGCTCATTCGGCTCGTCTACCCCGTGGGGCCGCAGGTCCTTCGCACCCGACTGGCCGGGGCCATCGCTGACGTGACCTGGTCCGATGCGGGGCGAGGCGGTCGCCAGCTGGACCGCCGGCTTGAAGCCCTGGACCTTTACGACCTGGCCGCCGGGGGGTTCGCCCAGATGTTCGTCACCGGCCTCACGGCGTATAGCGTGGTGCGGCGTGAGGGGGACGTGACCGTAGCCCGCCTCGGGGGCTACCTGGAGCCCCTTCTGGACCCCGATGACGTGGAGGTCATCACCGGCCTCCTCCAGGCGTGGCAGACAAACGATGAGCGCCGCGCCCCGAAGTTCTGGAGGGTGCGCATCTACGACTATGAAGACCGGGTGCTCCGGGAGTGGATAGACCTGGAGCGGCCCGAGGATGCGTTCTCCCGTCCTCCCACCACGGAGATAGCCGTGGGGTATATGCCCCACATCGCCATTTCCTACCGGGGCCCGGACGGCCTCCCCAACTCGGAGGCGAGGCAGGGTGCGAACCTCCTCCGGGCCAACTACGCCATCCAGCTCCGCATCCACCGGGTCGCAGAACTCCACGGCTACCCTGTGCCGGTGGTGGTGGGGCAGGCCGAGATTCCGAGGGACTGGGGCCCGGGTCAGGTCCTGGCGTTTCCTACAGGGCAGGGTGAGTTCCGCTATGTTTTTCCCGATGCCCTGGCCGGCCTCTATGAGCTACTTCGCCAGAACCTGGAGAGCATCCGGGAGTTTTTCTCCCTTCCAGGCGGCTCCCTCGGGACCCAGACCCCGAGTGGGGAGGCGTTGAGGGAGGCCAACCGCAAATACGTCCAGATTGGCAACTACTACGCCCGCAAACTCTCTCACGCCCTCTCCGCCGCCGTGAGGGACTACGCCAGGGCCATCGGGGTCGACCCGGTGGCCGTGGAGGTCATCCCGCACGACATGGGGCGTTCGGACGAGATGCTGGCCCAGGTGGTGAACCTCTACCGGGAGGGCATCATCCCCCTCTCCGTGGCGGCCCGGGTGGCCCAGTCTCACGTGCCGGGCTGGAGCGATGACGAGCTGAGGGAGTGGGTGCAGAGTCAGCAGGGGCTGGCCACCCCTGAAGTGGTGGCCAGGCTCCTCGGGGGTGGCGAATGACCCTGAAGCGGTTGGGCCAAATCCTGGACCAGGCTATCCAGCGCATGGAGCGCCGGGGCCGCCGCCGCGTGGCCGAGCGGCTACGGGAGATGGTCCGGCGGGGCGAGTTCACGGCCCTGCGCCAGTGGGCCATTACCGGGTTCCTCGGGGCGGAACTCCGGGCGTGGGCGCTTCACGCCACCTGGCTGGACATCCCCGGCGTCCCTCCGGCCGCCGTCCAGGGGGAGCTGGTGGAGCGGGCCGTGGCGTTTGCGGATGACGTGGTGGCCCGTGTTTCCGCCGTCTACGGGGCCGGCGAGCCCCCTATATCCCCCCGGCTCTACGTCCGGCTGGTGGCGGACGTGGCCACCAGGCGGGGGTGGGCCGAGGGAGCCGAGGTGGCGGCCGAGAAGAGCGGGGCCAAGTGGAAGACCTGGGTGCGGGTCTACCCGGTGCGGGAGCCCCGCGACTGGCACGTGGCCCTGGAGGGCCAGACCATCCCCGAGACCATGAAGTTCGTCCTCCCGGGTGGCCCCAACGCCGGCCAGCGGGTAGACGCTCCCCACGACTGGGACAGCGTTCCCGACCCGGCGGAGTGGATCAACTGCGGCCACGCCGTCATCTACACCCCGGCCGCCACCTGGAAGGACGTGCTGGGAAGGAGGAAGAGCCGTGGCCGATAAGAAACCCGCCGTTCCGGCCGAAGTCCCGGTCTACAAAAGGGACGAGCTGGACGTTCCCGACAGCGTCTACCTTCTCCCCCGGGAGAAGAAGTTCCCGGTGAAGAGGTTGAAGGACGGGCGCTGGGTGTATTCCTGCAAAGACCTCAGGGATGCCATTTTCCTCGCCGCCAGGCACGGCTACAAGAGCGTCCTCAAGAAGGCCCAGGAACTCTACGCCGAGCATTGCAAGGGCGATGAGGACGACTAACCCCTAAACCCCACTATGGCCCAACCGGGCACCCAGGCGGTGCCCGTGGGAGGAACGCTATGCCAGAGGACGTGCTGAATCAGGAACCGGCCCCCCAGGAGGGGGCCCCGGCTGAGCCCCAGCAGGGAACACCCCAGGAGGATGCCACCGACCTGGAGGCTCGTCTGCGGGAGCTGGAGCGGGAGCGGGAGCGGCTTCAGCGGGAGCTGGAGCGGACCCGCAAAGAGGCCGCCGAGCGGCGGGTGACGGCCAAGACCCTGGAGGAGCGGCTGGCCGAGCTGGAGCAACGCTGGCAGGAAGCCGAGCGCCAGGCCAAGCTGGCCGAGACCAGGGCTAAGCTGTACGCCGTCATAGGCTCCGATGAGGCTCGCGTGAACGCCGCTGTGGCTTTGATGGAGCGGGAGGGCGTGCAGGACCCTGCGGTCCTCCTGGAACGCTACCCGTTCCTGCGCTCAGTTCCCCCTGCCCCTGGCCCCGCCAATCCGGGGGGCGGGGTTAGGAGGCTCACCGCGAGTGAGATAGCTCGCATGAGCCCGGAGGAGTACGCCCGCAGGCGGACGGAAATCCTCCAGGCCATGGCCCGCGGTGAGATTGCCCCGGAGTAAGGAGGTAGACCATGCCCATCAACATCATTGACGGTACGAGCGCCAGCGCGTGGATTCCTCAGGTTTGGGCTCAGGAAATCCTTTCCCACCTGAGGAACGCTATCGTCCTGGCCAAACTGGTGAACAAGGACTACAGCTCTCAGGTCGCTAGCGAAGGCAACCAGGTCAACGTCCCCGTTCCTGTCAACCTGACCGCCCAGGACATCCCCTACACCTCCGGCGACAACGCCATCAACCTTCAGACCGTGCCGGTCCGGCTCAACCGCTGGAAGGGTGTACCCATTCGGGTCACGGACCTGGCCCTCGCCCAGTCCCGCCCCGACATCCTGGCCCACCTGACTCGGGCGGCGGCCATTGCGTTGGCCGAGGCGATTGAGCAGGACCTCTTCGCCCTTTACACGGCGGCCAGCTCTAGCGTGGGCACCGCCGGGACGGACGTGACCCCGGCCACGGTGGTGGCGGCGCGGCAAAAACTCATTGAGAACAAGGTCCCCGCCAGCGAAAGGAAGTTCCTCGTCCTGTCCCCCAAGGATTACGCCGCCCTTCTCACCTCTCCCAACGTGGCCTACGCCTTCAACTACGGCGGGCCGGACGCTATCCGCCAGGGCCAGGTGCCCACCATCTACGGAATGGAGGTCTACGAGTCCCAGCTGGTGCCCGTGGCGGACGGGACCACCTACAACCTCGCCCTGGCCCGGGATGCCCTGGTGCTGGTGACCCGGCCCCTTCCCGCTCCTGACGCGAATGTGCGGTCCGCCGTGGTCACGGATGACGAGTCCGGCCTTGCGTTCCGCATGACCCTTACCTACGAGACCACCCCTGCGCCGGCCCACAAGCTGAACATTGACCTCCTTTACGGCGTGGCCGCTCTTCGCCCCGAGCTTCTGGTCCAAGTCAAGGGCTAGTAGGCCATGGCTAAACGCGTGCGGAATCGGTTCGGGCTCATCTCCGAGGTCCCAGACGACTACCCCCAGGAACTCATGCGCCAGCTGGGGCTGGAGGAGGTCCGGGAGGAAGAGGGTACTGAGGAGGCCGAGCCCCAGCCCCAACGGGAAGGCCGCCGCTCTAGGAGGTAGCCCGTGCGGACGTATGACCCCGCTAGTCTGGACCCCATAGACCCCACTTCCCTCACTTGGGCTCTTGCGTGGGCCCGCCGGCTGGCGGGGGACCTTCCCACGGAGGGCGGGGCGTGGCCCCTGCACTCCATGCATGACGAGGAGTGGGCAGCCTGGCTTCGCGCCACCGCCATGGACGTGAACGGCACCCTCTACTACCGCCCCCACGCCGCCGCCGCCGCCGTCATCCGCTCCAACCCGGCCTGGGTCACCAAACTTTCCATCGCCGGCGTGTTCCAGGAGGGGAGGACCCCCGAGGAAATAGCCGCCGCCATTCAGGCGGCCGGGGCTTGGATAGACGACACCATCTACCGGCTTACCGGCCGTAATCCCACCACCGGAAGGACCCTGTGGCCAGCGTTCTGAACCTCGTGCTCCTTCACGGCCCTAGAGGCCCCGTCTCCGGGGTCCTCTCCGAACCCCGGCCCGGGCTGGAGACGGTCTTGGGCCAGTACGTCCCCAACATGCGGCTCTTGACCACCGGGGACGTGCGGCCGGGCGACATCCTCACCGCCCCCGATGGGAGCAGGTACGCCGTGACTAGAACCTGGATGGCGGGGAGCTATCTCGTGGCCGAGGTGGCGAAGGAGTCGTAAATGGCCAGGGAGAACTGGGACATCTTCACCCGCATCCCCGAGAACCTGACGGCCGTGGTGAACGCCGCCTTCCGGCGCATGGTGGACGATGTGGTGGCCAGGGCGAAGGAGAACGTCAGCCTAGGCCGCCCCGGACTCATCCCCCGCACTGGCCGGCTCAGGGACTCCATCCGGAAGGGGCCGTACAAGCAGTACACCCCCGGGGGCTACGGGGAGCAAAGGGTCTTCTCCAACCTCATCTACTCCAGGGTGCACGAGTACGGGGCCGTCATCACGCCGAAACGGGGGCCATACCTGGTGTTCCGTCTCTGGAACTTCTCTGACACCGACTACCCCACCGGCCCCTGGGTGCGGGCTCGCCGGGTGGAGATTCCCGCCCGCCCCTACCTCATGCCGGCCGCACGGGATGCCGCCAGGAACTGGCCGCAGTACGTCCGGGAAGCCCTGCGCTACATCAAGGGGCAACTGAGATGACCGCGTCCCAGCTCCTTCAGACTCTCGCCACCGCCATCCAGGCCGCCCTCCCGGGCTGGCGGGTGAGCCCCGTCCCCCTTCCCGACCCCGCGGACCGCCAGGTGACGCTGAGCTACGGCCCCGCCGCCGCCAACCACGCCCAGTTCATGGCCCCGGCCATGGAGGAGCAGGTTCGGGTGACGATGAGCGTCCGCGTGGCCCCCGGCGCGTATGAGTCCCTTGTAGATGCGCGGGATGCCGTGGTCAGGGCCGTCTACGAGCTGTACGGCGACCTGATGGCGGCCGAGGTGGAGTTCCTTCCTCCCGCCAGCTGGCAGGCCCCGAGGGTAGAGGGCTCCGCCGCGACTCATATGTTCTGGGTGGCGGAAGTGTTTCTCCCCATGAGGAGGAGGCTGTGAAACGAGTGCAGGTGCTAGTCGCCGTGGATGTTACCGGCTACGGCCGGGTGGAGGAGGGCGTTCAGGACCTCCCCGAGGACCTGGCCCAGCTCCTGGTGGAGCGTGGGTTCGCCCTCCCTGTTCCGGCTGAGGATTCTGCCCCCGAGGACGCTAGCCCTGGGGATTCTGGAAAGAAGAAGAAGTAGAGGAGGTAGATCATGCCGCTGAACTTTGGCTACGTTGGAGTTGGGAAGGAGACTACGCGTGGCACGGCCGTAGCGCCCACCTTTTTCTTCCGCGCGTCCCGCCCTGTGTCCCCGGCGCTCCGCCAGGAGATGGCCGAGGTCCCCGACACCGCCACCTACGGGGTGGCGGACCTCATCCCCACCGCCCGCCACGTGGAGGCAGACCTTGGGGTGATGGTCACCCCGAACGCCATTGGAGCGTTGCTTAGCGCTCTTCTCGGAACTCCCACCACGACCGGGACCTCCCCAAACTTCACCCACACCTTCACCCCGAAGACGAGCACCCCCACCTACACCGTGGAGGCCCAGTCCGGCGTGGGCATTTTCCGGACCCCCGGGGCTGTGGTGGGAGAACTGGAGTTCTCCCACGCCGCTACTGGCATCCTGGAAGCCACGGCCCGCTACATGGCCAGGGACAAGGTGGCCCACGGCACCGCCGCCACGCCGACCATTGAGACCGTGGTGTTCACGCCCACGCAGGTCTCTCTGAGCGTGGACGGCGGAAACCTCCACGCCCTGGGTGAGGACCTGCGCCTCAGCCTCTCCTACCCGAAGGAGGTCATCCAGACCTTCGGCGCCGCCACGCCATACGACATCCTGCCCACCGGGGAGGGCGATGTGACCTTGGAGGTCACGGTGGTGTTTGACTCCACCGTCGGGGCCAACTGGCTGGCCCGCTACACCGCCGGCACTTCCGTCCCAGTTTCCGTGGGATGGACTAGGGATGCCAACACCTCCCTGACCGCTACCTTCACGGGGTGGTTTACCGAGGACCCCTACCTGCTCCAGAACAACGACCTCCGTTTTGCCAGGGTCCGGCTCTCCATCCGGGGGAAGGCCAGCACGCTCCAGGTGGTCCTGAAGAACTCCCAGGCCAGCTACTAGGAGAACGATGCGGCGAAAAACGGTTGAGATTACGGTTGGGGGGGAGCCCCTTCAAGTCATCCTGCGCCCGATTACCCCGGCGGCGCTCGTGAAAACGGGTCTAACCGACATGCCATCGGCGTTCGCCACGGGGGAGGGCCAGCAGGACATCCTGACAGCGGTGCGGTTTATGCACGGCATCATCGTGGCCGGTGTGGTGGCCGTCATAGACTCTTCCGGCCGCCGCTACCGGCTCACGATGGACCCCACCCCGGACCCCGACACCCTCACCCCCGAGGAGCTGGACGAGCCCGGCCTCAACAACATGGAGAACACCCAGACCCTCTTCCGAGAGATTCTGGAACTCTCCGGGCTAGGGGAGCTGTTTCGTGCCCAAGGAGGAAAGGGCGGAACGGGTGGCGATGTGGGCGGCGATGGCTCCGGCGCTCCACAGTTTGGCGAAACACTACAGAACTGACCCCTGGACCATCGCCCAGAAATGGACGCTAGGTAGATACGACTTCAATCTCTTCATCTTACAGAGGGCGCTAGAGGAAGAGGCCAGGGCGCTGGAAAGGGCCAGGAGAAGCCGGCATGGATAACATCGTAGAAGTCATTCTGCGAGTCAGGGACCAGGCCAGCGCCGCCCTGGCCCAGGTGCAGCGGGCCGCCGGAGATGTGCGGCGGTCCCTGGGGGAGGTCCAGCGTGGTCTCGAGGGTCTGGGCTCTTCCCTGGGGGCCATCCTGGGCACGGGTGGGCTGGCCTACGCC